GCGTGAACAAGGAATCCCGGGATATATTTTGATCGAAGCAGTACCGATTGCGGACTATTCTGATGAGATTGAGCTGTCTAAGGATTGTGGACTTAATTACACGATGGAAGATAAAAGAAATGGAGTAAATCACTTGATCGTGACCGGAAAAGGTGAGCTGAAGGATAGAAATGTATTGCACTTGTATGTATGGCCAAATGGTTCATTCAAGAAAGCACAATATTATAAGGGATTGGCTGAAATCACTCAGGTATATGAAAATACATCAACAGAAACGGATGAATTAGAGAGCCAAAGCACAAAGAAATTGCAAGAACTATGTAGCAAAAAGATTTTTGGTATGGACATAGCAAAGCTTGGTATTGATGTGGGCATTGGAGATATTGTTGGTGGCCGGGATTATCTTACAGGGATGTATTCCAGTCGTCCAGTAGCCAATATTATTTATAGTGTTACAAATAGAGTAGAGTCTAAAGAATACGAATTGGAAGGAGAGAGCGATAATGGAAATAGTTAGTGGAAGAACAGGAAAACCACATGTTACGAGCCAGCAGTTCCGGCAGATCATAGAAGGAATCATTGGTGATGATAGTTGTATATTACCGTCAGGAGAAAATCTGGAACCGGAGCTGGTATCCAACAATTCTCTCAAGATCCGAAGCGGAATGATGTGCCATCATGGGAATGTGTCTTCTGTAAAAATCGGAACTTATGATGAGGTGGAACTTACAAATGGATCGCAGGGAATGAAGAGGATAGATCTGATTGTTAACCGGTATACAAGAAACGAAAAGGATAACACAGAGAAAAATGAATGGGTTGTGATAATGGGATCTCCGGCAGAGAGTAATCCGGTAGTTCCGGAGTATACGCAAGGAGACTTGCAAAAAGGAGATCTTGTGGATGATTGCCCGGCATTTGAAGTACATCTCGATGGAATTAATATTGTGGAAGTGACAAAGAAATTAGAGATCGCTACGACAAATAAGGAGTTGGCTGCTAAATTACCGGTCTACGGAACCACACCAATCATCGAAACCAGGGCAAATTCTTACAAAGATACTTCTGTGAAATTCGGCAAAACATTTTCGAAAGCACCGTTCGTACTATTAACGTTATCTGGTGGCTCACAAAACACCAAAACTTTTGCAGTGCAGGTTAAAGATGTATCTACGACTGGAATGACAATACGAACTGTTAATGGGTATAGTTCAAGCGTATCAATGTTTATTAATTGGTGTGCATTTCCAAAGGGGGCATAGATGAGAATATTACAGTTTAAGGTGACTGGCCAGAACCTAAGCAAAGACGGAGATTTCTCTGGTATTGTGGCCGGAACAAAGGGATACCTGCATACAGAATATAATTTCGATTCAGAATGGGACGGTTGCAAGAAAGCAGCCGTCTTTTCCAGATACGACAAGGAATATCCTGTCCCGATTGTGAATGGCAAATGTGCCGTACCGGACGAAATCACGGGATATAAATGTTGGAAAGTATATCTGGTAGGAGGAAAAGCAGGATATCGTATCACAACGAATGAAGTGGAGGTGTATCAATCATGACCGTAGAAGAAGCATTAGCAGCATCGGTGGTCGAACCGGTCAACGACATTTTTGAAATCAACCCGGAAACCCGTGTGATTACAGTCCCGGCATCCGAAAAGCTGTTCGGTGTAGCAAATGACGGAAACACTGAAAGAAAACATTTCCGGTGTCCGAAAGTCGTAGGGAATAACATAGATCTGTCTACCATGCATTTGTACATTAACTATCAAAATGCCAACGGAGATAAATATCCGTACTTGGTAGAGGACGTACAGACGGACGGTGACTATATAACGTTTTCATGGCTGATCGGTCCAGATGTAGTAGCGTACAAAGGGCAGGTTAAGTTCATTGTGTGCGCCAAAAAGGGAGATGGAACAATTTCGGAATGGAATACCACCCTTGCAGAAGGTACCGTACTGGAAGGTCTGGAAGCCGAAGACGAGGTGGTGGAACGGAATCCGGATATCATTACGCAGTTGTTGAATCGTATGCGCGAGGCTGAAAAGATTGCAACAAAGGAAGCAATGCAGGAGTATGTAAACACATATCTTACAGAGCATCCAGTTGAGATTGATGAGACACTCACCAATCCGTATAAAAACAAGACAATTGTAGCATTTGGCGACAGTATATTAGCAGGATGGGGATGGAAAGAGGGAACAGGAATCATCCAGCCATTAAAAGAAAAGTATACGGATACTGTGTGGATTAATAAGGCAGAGTCTGGTGCTAATATGGCAGTGACATCCAATCCGTCACATACGCCAATCGTAACGCAGATTAAAAATTACACTGGTGCAGCGGATGCAATAATTTTCGACGGTGGAGTTAATGATATCAATAGCAGCATCCCGGTCGGCTCTATCGAATCCGGATATGATGCTTCATACAATACGAGAACATTTTGTGGAGCGTTAGAAAGTGCATTGCAGCATATCATGGACAGGTATCCTCTGGCGGTTAAATTATATATTATTCCACACAGCTTCGCAAAAGACAACTCTTACGTGGATAGTATCTATTCAAAAGCAATTGAAATCTGTGATAAATGGAATATGCCATACCTTGATATGAGAAAATGTTCTCAAATTGCTATGACATCTAAGAATAAGAGCAAATATACACGTAATGCAAATAGCGGTGTTGGTGATGGAGTGCATCCAGTAGAATCATGGTATCGCACATTTTACAGCCCAGTTATTGATCAGAAACTAAGAAATCTTGGAATAGGATATACTACAGCGCCTGTCGCACCGACCGTTATAGCGGTTACAGGAGTTAAACTCGACCAGACGACACTGACACTGAATGCCGGAAAATCTGCACAGCTGACTGCTACGGTATCACCAAGCAATGCAACTAATAAGTCTGTTACATGGAGTGCAAGCAACAGCAATGTATCCGTATCTGGTGGAAAGGTTACAGCCAAGACAGCCGGATCAGCGATCGTAACTGTAACTACCGCGGATGGTGGATACACAGCACAGTGCAACGTTACGGTTAATGCAAGTACAGCGGTAGACCACACGGAACTTACAAGCCTGAACTTGGATGGTAATTGCTATTTCGATACAGAAATCTTACCAGACGAAAAGACTAACACAAAAGCAAGATGGAACTTACAGAGCGGTACAACTTATATTGCCGGAGCACGTGACGATAATTATAAAATCGGCTACAGCTGTACAGATAATATCTACGTAGTCCGTGGTACAGTATCCAGCGCCGCTAAAAATGCACCATTCTGGGCGAATGATTGGATTATCGAGCAAACAAATGCAAGTTGCAAGGTTGGAGACACAATCGTAGCTACCGATGCGATAGATTCGTTCAAGCTTAGCAGTCCGTATTATCTTGGAAATATGAGTAAGAACAGCACACCAGCCGGAACAGGTGTAGTGGGCAAGATCTACTATGCACAGATCTATTCCGGGGATACCTTGGTAGCTGATATGATTCCGGTTAAAAAGTCTGACGGTACATTATGCTTATACGATAAGGTGCGCAAGAAATACATCTATAATGCCGGAACAGGAACATTAAAGGAGGGATAATGCAAGGAAAGCACATGGAAATCAGAGCAGGACCGTAAGGTCTTATTTTTATACAAAAAATAAGAAAGAGTGAGGTATATGAAGAAAATGGATAAAATTTTTAATTGGATCAGTGTAGTGTTCGGTCTGATCGGAGGCGTCCTGTCATACTGGCTTGGTGGATGGGACGTGCTTTTAAAGACGATCGTGTTCCTGGCAGTGGTAGATTACATAACGGGAGTAATCAAAGGTATTTATACAAAAAAGCTGTCATCGGAAACAGGGTTCAAGGGATTGCTGAAAAAGATTGTAATGTTTATTGTAATTGCCGTGTCTTTTTCCATCCAAGAATTAATCGGGAATACAATCCCATTAAGAGAAGTTGTGATCATGTTCTATATTTGTAACGAGGCACTAAGCTTATTGGAAAACGCGGCGGTGTTTGTACCGATTCCGGACAAGCTAAGAGATGTATTAATACAGTTAAGGGACAAAGACACGGAAGAGGATTCAGAGGGCGAATAATCGTCCTCTAACATATTATATATTGCGTGCGACGTCGCACAGAAAGGAGCAATTATGGCACATTTATTTTTAATAGCCGGTCACGGAGCCGGTGACAGTGGAGCTGTTGGATACGGTTACACCGAGGCAGAGAGAGTTCGGGCACTTGCAAGACGAATCGTAGCATACGGAGGAAATAATGTTACTCTTGGAGATACAAACCGGAACTGGTATGCTGATAAAGGTATCAGCTCACTCAATATTCCAAAAAGCTATCAGATTCTGGAATTGCATATGGACAGCGGAGTATCAACAGCAAAAGGCGGGCACGTAATCATTAAAGAAGGATACAATCCTGATCAGTATGATACAGCACTCGCCAACTTCATCGGGTCATTCTTCCCTGGAAGAGCGAATAAGGTAGTAGGCAGAGCTCATCTTGCTAATGTTAATCGTGCGGCTGCGAAAGGCTACAGTTATCGGTTGTTGGAAAACGGATTCATTACAAACCAGGGAGATCTCAACAAGTTCAACAGCCAGATTGATGAACTGGCAAGAGGGATCCTAAAAGCATTCGGAATCTCGTCTGCAGCACCAGTAGCATCAGCCAAGAAGACAGAACCTGTCGATGGAGAGATCAAGTCCGGTGGAGTATTCCAGAGCAAGACGGATAAGTTTGGTACAATCTCATATCAGGCTCACATGAGAAGTGCTGGCTGGGGAGCTTGGCAGTCTGACGGATTAATGGTCGGTTCAACAAACCAGAATCGCCGGATCGAAGCACTGCACATCCAGCCGGTCGGAGAAACAGATGTTGTTGTCCATATGAAAGGAATCGGAAACAAAGAATACAAGAACATTACCAAAGACACGCTGATCGGAACCACCGGACAGAACCGAAGACTGGAAGCAATCCGGATCACAGGAAAGGAATCTTTCTACCTGTACAGAGTCCACCAGAAGAGTATTGGCTGGTCAGAATGGGCCAACAACGGAGAATGGGCAGGTACGATCGGAAAAGGTCTGCAGATGGAAGCACTGCAGATCAAAAAATCCATGTTCTCCGTCGAACCGCACGTACAGAGCAAAGGATGGTTGCCACCAAAAGCCGCAGAGAAGGTGATCGGTATCACCGGCCATGCATTACGTCTGGAGGCAATCCGGATCAACCCATACGGAAAGACCATTAAGGCAAAGGCTCATATCCAGAGCAAAGGTTGGGTGGATTACGGCGTGATCACCAAAGACACGATTATCGGAACTGTTGGCGAAAAGAAACGTATCGAATGCTTATGTTTCGAAGGTGACTTTGAATATCGTGTTCATATACAGAGTTCCGGATGGACAGATTGGACAAAAGCAGACGGAGTAGCAACCCTTGGAACTGTAGGTCAGGAACTTAGAATTGAGGCTATTCAATTTAGATGATTTTTGCTAAAATGTAGCATATAAATAGGTAAAAATCCACTTTATAGGTTATAGCAAAAAGGTCATCCAATTCGGACATTGTACCTGCCGTCCGTCACAATACTGCGTCAGTATCGGCTGCTTGACATT